TTAAAAACTATTAAGCCTGTAAACCAGCGAAGTCAGCTAACAGTGATGATGTTGTACCAGTAACACCGCCAAAGTCAGCGGCAGCAGTAAATGCGCCTGTACCTTGGATTGCAACTTGCACATCGTCAGTTGTTCCTGGTGTGAATACACCTGATTCTGTTAGGCAACTAACGCCCACAACTGTGTGTGCGTCGTTGGTGCCTGCTGTACCACCTGTTTGTAGAAACAGGATTGCTGCATCCAGTTCTGCTTGTGTCATATTTGTGTTTGCAAGATTGATAATACGTGTGCGTCCAGCAATACCTTGTCCGTTTTTAACTTTTTTGTTAAAAGCTAGCTGAGATTCTGTGATTGCTCCGCCTGCGTTGCTATACGTTTGTGCTACTGTTGAAATGTCTGCCATGATATGTTCTCCTTAATCAATGACCTCGCTCAGAGGCCGGCAATAATAAAGAATCACCTGATTCTTGTCTAGTATTTAGTCATTTTGGAAAAAACCGTGGTTAATCGGCTCTAAACGGAGTCCAACGATCACGTGGTACTAGTTTTGAACCGCCAGCCACATAGCCTTCGCCGCCGGGTTTGCCACCTGTTGTAGCTGTGATTTCGCCCTCAGCACTATCTAGCTCACGGATCACTTCATCTTTGGCAGCCATGATTTCTCTCACTAACTGAAATAGCAGATCCATCACTCCAGGATGCCGTTCGCTGTGTGCCTGCACCTTGGCCGCTTTGGCTGGTGTCTTGGCGAGAAACTGCATAAACGCTTCTGTGTTGATATTGTCCAACTGTTTGGCCTTGCTCTGAGTATTCACAAAGGTATAAATCTCGCTCTGTAGATACCCCATGCCTGCAACCGGAGCCAGTAGGCCATTGATCTTTGGCTGGTTCTTGGCCAAAGCTTCTATCTTGGCTAGATTAGCTGCACCCACAGCTGGTCTATGGCTGACTGCTGTGAGTCCAAATACTTCAAGAGCAGGAGTATTATTAAACAGTTCTGGATCGTCAAAGTCTTCTCCACTCTTGTCGCCGAAATAACTGAATACCTTGTGTGCGGCCACTGCCACCTTGGCATCTGCCAGTGCGCGACCCGTGTCACTGTTGATCATAACAGAGTAAGTGGTTTGATTAGGAGTAAATGAAATGCGGCCATCTGCACCTGTGTAGGACTTGCCTGGGTGGAACAGGATGTCTCCATAGACATAGCCACGGAAATCTGTAGGAGTTGCTGCTTCAAATATAGGCCACAGTGCTGCCATGTCTGAGGCAAATCGTTCACGCCAGTCTTCGCCCTTGCCACGACTCATTATAAACTGTTTGAGTTCTTCTGGGCTTGAACTCTTGCCTTCTTCACGACCCCAATTGTTTTTACCTACCAACCTAAATTCACCATTGTCTTCACGACCCCAATACACAGTGGGATTGCCATCCCATTTGATAGTGATGCTGGTTTCAGGTTTGGCTAGATCTTTCAGTATCTGTATGGCCTTGACTGCGCCATCGGATTCAGTGAACACCAGATCCTCTAGGTGATTGAACTCTCTGCCCACCTTCTTAGGAGCAGGTGATTCTGCTTCAGTTAGTATTTCCCAGAATCTCATTGTACTATGTCAATCATTTTGCGCATCCAACCAATGGTTCCTGGTTGATAGCTTTCTACAGCAGCCTTGGCTGGTAGCTCAATGCCCTGTTTGCCCAAGGTTTCTCTTGCACCTGCAACAAGTTCATCGTAGTTGGGCAGTTTGATTATGTAGTCTAAGATATTATCTACGCTTTTCACATCTTTGACTGTGGCTGTTTGCCCCAGCAACTGTTTGGCTATGGTATTCCAGTCATCGCCACCTGGCAGAGGTTCGTTGGTGTCTGCGTGTAAAAGACCAAACTTAGGTGAGTATTTTAGATCTCTGGCTCGGGCAATAGAACTCAGCACGATATGTCGATGTTCACCGCGATACTGACCACGCCCTCCAATCAATGATCCTTGTTGGAATTTTGGGTTGACTGAAAACATAAAGTCTGACTGCACGAAGCCGTTGACTTGATCCCCTGCGATAGGTGTTTTTAAATGCACACTGTCTCCACTGAGCTTGACATTTTCTTTGCCAAACTGTGCAATTAACTTAGCTGCAAATTCTTTTTTGTCTACTTCATTGGCATCCACTGAGAGGTCTAGATCACCTGAACTGTTCAGCTCAAAGGTGCCATCTGGATCTTCTTTGCGTCCTGTGGTTCCCAGCCATTTCACCGGTTTTTTATCATCTGGATCTAGTTCTTTGGTGAAATCAAGACCAGTGATCTTTTCTATGTAGTCTATGGTAGCTGCGACATCTTTGGTAGCGATGCGCTGTGTTAGTGATTGTTTATTGGCATCTTTGAATACATTGCCACCTTCAAATAGTTTATTCATCGTTGATAATTCTCTGCGATTTACGAGATTCTGTTATTTTACGGATACCACGGGTGAACTTGGCAGGATCCTGTCCGCGGATAGCGTTGACAAATCTGCGCTCAAGCTCATCTGCCTGTTCTGGAGTATACTGCTTGTGCAGGCTTTCCAGTAGATTAATAGCTGAATTGATGATGTTAGTGGCTCTGCTTTCAAACAGCGCATCCTTGTTGCGTACTTCAGCTATTTCATTCAGCTCTTGCAGTATTGAACGAGTTCTAAGTTTCATGAGTGGTTCCGTTGATATTATATTTAACCTAAACTCGAGATTGTTAAAATGATATTATTCAGCATAAATTGTGCAATCGCACAATGCCCGACTAAATACTCAGTAGAAACCATAAGAACCTGCACACACTTACAGAGGAAAGTACAATGAAACACATATCACAAAGGATGCTGATGATCTTGGAACGTTTATCCGAAATGTTTCCAGGTAGCAGTTATCAATCAAGTCTAGATGCATATCTAGCAGACAAAGGCATTACCGATGCCGCCCAATTAGAAAACTATATCCGTCAGTTTAACTATCAAAAGGAACAATACCTATGAAAACAATTCTCAACTATATTTGGTCAATATTTGATTCATTCGGCCGAGCTCGTGCTGCCAGTCATTTGGCTCGCATCGGACAGTACGAAGCAGCTAAACGTGTGATGGCAGAATAGCTTGCTGCGCCGCAAGGCATATATACATACACACAGGAGGTCTTCTAAATGACCACAGAGTTTTCACACGTTAAAGGATCTGAAGTAGAGTTTAAAGGTGGCGGGTTACGTGACTTTTTTCTTTACAAAGATCTTGGCGTCGCAGATGCAACACACGGGCGTGTGCTTGCTCATATTACCCGAGCAAACCTACCGCCAGAGAATTCGGGCGGCACTGGATGGCACATTCACGTAGCAGAATTTCAAATAGTATACATGTTGAAAGGTTGGGCCAAATTCATGTATGAAGATAAAATCCATCTAGTTGAAGCTGGCGATTGCGTACAGCAGCGTCCAGGTATCGTGCATTATCTCTACGACTACAGCCCAGATATGGAGTACCTAGAAATCATCATGCCGGCAGACTACGGCACAGAACCCGCAGAAGGACCTTGCGATATTCCAGCACCAACACCGTGGAAATAAACAATGACCTTGGTTTATATACACGGAGCTAGTGCTACTAGTGAAAGTTTCAATTATATCAGAAGTAAGATTGGGCAAGGCATAGACATTAACTATGACAGTCGCAATGGATTTGAGAATAATCTCGAAGACATGAAAGCACAGTTGAAAGATGTTCGAGATATGTATTTTCTAGCACATAGTTTAGGTGGCATCTATAGTTTACACATAGCCAATGCTATGCCTAATCGAGTATTAGGTGCAGTGACTTTGAGTACACCCTATGGCGGTGCGGAGGTAGCAGACTATGCCAAATATTTTTTACCTTTTAGCCGACTAATGCGTGACATCGGGCCAAACAGTTGGGCTTTCAAACAGGCTAGCCAGATTAAAATTCAACACCCTTGGACCAATGTCGTTACTGTAAAAGGACAAAGCCCTTTTATGTTGGCACACAATGATGGTGTAGTTACAGTTGCCAGTCAAAAACATCACGAAGACATGGAATTGATAGATGTTGACTACAACCATTATGAAGTGGTATTGGCAGAACCTGTGATAGAAATCATCCGTGAACGGATAAACAGAATCACAAAATAGTTGTTTTTTTTTAGTTAGGCATATATAATAAACTAACAGCGAAATAGAAGTAGTTGTTAGACACAGACATTACACACAGGAGATATAAAATGTCAGAACTTTATACAGCACCAAAACTACCAGAAGTTAAATTTAACAAGAACGGTTACGAAATCCGTAGCGATATCTTGGGCATGGCAAAAAGCCTAGTACAAGACGATTTTCAATCGAAGTTTGCCGGTTGGGAAATGACTGCAAAGCGTGATGAAAAGACTGGTCAGATCGTAAGCACCGTTAGCATGCCAGAGTTTCCAGGACTTGACAAAGTTCTAGAAACAGCTGAAAAGATGTACGCATTTGTTAACGCTGGCGTGAAGAAATAAGTTACGCTCATAGAGCAATACAATTTAGTGGTAAAAGAAAAGCAGCCTCCGGGCTGCTTTTTCTTTATCTAACTGTAGCTAGTTTGAAAAACCTAAGTATGCTGATGTACATCCAACCTATATCAAACTCCCACCAACGTTGACTGAACTTAGCTGAAGCACCATCAGCATGATGATTGTTGTGTAGTTCTTCCCCGCCAATCCAGATAGCCCAAGGAATTAAATTGCGGCTAGTATCTTTGGTATCTGTGTTACGGTAACCCCACCAGTGGCTTAATCCGTTAATGACACCTGCGGCAAAAAACGGAATCCATATCATTTGAATACCCCACACTACAAATCCCCACGGTCCAAAGAGCAAAAGGTCTATGACCAGCATTAAAAGAATACCTGAGCGACTGTGTGCGGAGTAAAGGTTGCGTTCAATCCAATCATTAGGGCAGTCCTTGCTCAAGGAGTCTACCATTGCGGTGTCTTTGCTGGCAGAGTGATAGAGGAATGCTCCGCCGAATAGCACACGCCAAATGCCGTAGATCTGTGGACTGTGCGGATCGCCCTCTTGGTCTGAACGTTGATGATGTTTGCGGTGTATG